GCTGCCGCGTACCTTGCCAGGAAGGACCCACTCAGAAATGCGGGCGCTGTAGCGTGGCAGGTGGTTGGCCACCTACTTCAGCAGGCTGGGTTTCAGGGTTCCATCTGGCAGGCACAAGCCAGGCTTGAGCTTTCCACCGTCGTCTACAAGGCTGCCCCGTAGTTCGCTCGCAGCTGAAGGCGTGCCTCCGCTGTAGCTGTCTGTTACCAAAGCGTGCCGCAGATTGCCCGCTCCGTCTGTGAGCGAAGGCTTAAGCAATGCGGGGTTGAGCAGTGTCACTGCCCGATCTCCACTTGGTGGCGGCTCAGGCGGCGTATAGCCCGCCCGATCCGTTACCAGATCGCCGTTGCGCTGGATGACCTGATTGCCTGCTCTGTCGATGACCAGTGCCATGATTACGCCTCGGGCTCAGGCTCGACCAAACTGGCCTGATACTCCACCGTCGCGGCCACTGCGGCAAGGATGGCGCCCATCGCTGTCTGTAGCTCAGGCACGGTCGCCACGGCAGCCCACAGCGGCACGCGCACTTCGATTGCTTCGGCGGGCAGCATCTCGCCCGTGCTGGCGTCGTACGGCAGGACGCGGCAATACAGCGTGTCCGCGTCGCCGTTGCTGCGAGCGTTGATGTTGAGGTCCGTCACGTAGGCGTCGGGGAACGTCTTCTCAGGGATGGCGGGCGTGGTGGGGGCGGTGCCAGGGAAGGGGATGACTGTCATGGGTATTACTCCTTATTTTTTATCCTGCGGAAACTTTGAGAGTGCCGCTGTCGTTCCAGAGCTGGCCTGCGTTGACCGGATCGGAAGTCGGCAAGGCTGATAAAACAATTACGCTGTTAGTCAGTTCAACGTCTCCGACAGTCCCCGTGCCCGCTGCTTCCGTGCCGATCTTCAGCACGCCCGCATCCCACCGCAGGAATGCCCGCTCGTAGTTGCTGCCGTCGGTGTTGTAGATGTTGAACGACTGCGGGTTGGCCCCATTGCGAAGCGCCAGCGTCCCTGCAGCGTCACGACGCAGGCGCACGTCCTGAGTCGGAGCAGTACCATAGCTCGTACTAGAAGAAAAAGCGTAACACCCGTCTGAGGTGGTAATTATTTCGCCCCCGTACTGGCCATAGACCAAAAGTTTCGGGCCAACTCGCACCTTGTATGCAGAAGGCGCTAATTCCAAATCTTTAGACGGTGGACAGATTATGCTTACAGCGCGATCTGCGCCTGTTCCAGCTTTTTCCACGCCAATTTCAAATACGTCCGCATTCCAGCGAGCGAACCCCCGCTCGTAGTTGCTGCCATCCGTGTACGTGTTGTAGACGTGCAGCGACTGCGGGTTCTCTGCATTGCGAATCGCAATTTGTCCGGCGGCGTCGCGGTAGATATAGGTGTCTTTTGTGCCAACACCTGCGTTGCTGGAGTTGCTGGCCCACATCACCGCGCTATTAGACGACAAGGACAGTCCGGCGGGTGAACCGTTGGTTATCAACGCACAATGAGCGCCCCCCGCACCCATCGAAAACTGCAATCCAGCGTTACCGAGCGCAGTTACAAGATGATTCCGCCCCGCCCCGTTGCCCCAAATCTGGAGTTGATGATTGCGCCCGGCTGCCTCTGTGCCGAACTCGGCAACCAGATTCTCAGTACCGGAGCCGCCAGCGGTTAGCTTTCCGCCGCTCAACGTCACTATGCCCGTCTTGTCCACGCTGAACTTCGACGCACCGCCCACCTGCAGGTCCAGCAGCTTGCTTGCCGCCGCACTCGCCGTGTCGGTCACATCCAGCTCGATGCCCGCGAACGTGGTCGCACCGTCGTTCCACGTATCGGTCAGCTCGTAGATTCCTACGTTAGCCATTTTCCGGCGTCTCCGTTTCTGCGTCGCCCTCGGCGTTTGCCGCTGCCACGATCAGGTCTGTGATTGAAACGGCAAATTTCGCCGCCTGGATGCCGCCCGCTTTGACTGCCAAATCAATTAGGTTGATCAACCCGTCTGCCTGCTGCTTCGTCAGTTCAATCTGCATGCTCGCCTCCTAATTACGCACAGTGCTACCGCCAGCCACCACGTTGCTGGCTCCGGCACTGCGCTCGCCAGTAATGTCATTCCCCAGTCCATGCCGTCAGGCACGGCGCCACGCACGCCCTCTGCAGTCTCATAAGTTGCAATCCGATCCAGCCTCGACGCATCGGCCAGCAACGTGCTGCCGCTGATGCGCACAGGCTCAGTGGCATGCACGCCCACCAACCACTGCCCAGCGTCTAGGGTCAGCCTCACAGGCAGCGTGCCGAGGTAAGTGCTCTCATAGGCTCCCGCGAGCCCTGCGTTGCCCCACGACGCCCATTCCGGCTGGTCGGTCCACACTTCGGTGATCGCATCGCCGCCGTTGATCCAAGTTTTCAGTTCCCAAATTCGGAGCGAGTATTGCGCCTCGGTTACCGGCCCAAACGCGACCAGGCCTAGCTGCTCTAGCGTCGTTGGTTGCGTCACGTGCAATGCGATTCCAGGCGTGCCGTAATGCGCCGACAATCCGCCGTTGTCGCTGGTCGCCGCAGGGTCGGAGCCAATCGCATCGCCGCCCACGGGCAGCAGCAGTGCGGCCAGTAGCGTTAATCCGTACATGGCATCCACTCGGTCAGGTTTAGTTTGCGTCGCAACGCAGGGTCGCGCCTGCTCTGCTGCACTTGCCACACTCGCGACTCTAGCTCTACCTCATCCGGCCAATACGCAAGTTGCGCCGCAGGTGCGTTGCGCAACTGGCCCGATGCCGTCATTCGCACCAAGTAGTGCCGCGGCCCGTTGCGCCCCACAATCATCGCGAGGCGTCCCTGCCAATAAACTCGGTCGCCTACCTCCAGTTGCGTTGCGCCGCGATGCCAGCGACTCCACTGCAGTGGCCCGACTGTCGGAATCATTGCTTGGTCGCTCGGTCGATCGCCTGTTCCAAATCTGCCAAACGGTCCCGAAAATCGCACAATGTTTCGCTGTGCGTTTGTAAAGCTTTGGTAAGGTTTAATATGGCCTCGTGCATCGCCGATTGGATAAACTCCTGCAGCTTCGCCACTTCCGCAGCTTGGCGCTGCTCTCGCTCCTCGTACTGCTTGTCAAGGTAACTGATGCGTGATTGCGTCCAGTACAGCACCAGCAGCAACAGCCCTGCAAAACTGGCGTACTCAATCCCCGGCATGCCAACCGTCTGGCCCAGCACATAGCACGCGCTGCTGATCGCGCCGGCGGCAACGGCAACGGCTGAATCTGCGGCGGCAAAGAGGCGCGGGTGCATTACTGGAAGTCCGTGCGCGAGGTTTCGTAGGCTACGCTTGCTGGGGCGTCGCTGGTGGTCAGTAGATAGCTCGCTATGCCGCCGCCAGTCTTGGGGTCGAAGGTTCCAGCGCCCTTGATAAAATTGCCGTCTGCCACCTTGAAAGATCCGTCCGTGATCCACAGACGAAAATGGTCCCCGCTGGATACTCCCAAGAACCGAGTTATTAGCATTGGCTTAGCAAGCACTCCCGCCGACACGTCGCTTCCCAAGTCCACCGCAGAACCGCCAGAGCTTGTCGCAAGCTGCAAAGTATCGGTGGCCGCATTGACCACGTAATAGGTTCTGCCAAGTTCTAGGTTAGATCCGCCCGTCAGAGACAGCAGCACCACCTCGTTTCCGTTGCTCAGGCCGTGTGCTGTGGACGTGAACGTGTCGGTGCTATCTACGCCGGTAATATCGTAGGTGTCGCCTCCATATCGCGACGTGCGACTCGTCTTAAAAGTGCGGTCCTTGCTGTTGCCAGGCAAAATTGCAGCGCCGCCGTTGTTGACCAAAATCGTTGGTATCGTCAAGTCGATTGGCGCCCAATCTGGGCCGTATTGCTCGTAATCCACGCCGGGGCCATCAAACGTGCTCAGGTTCCGCATTGCCGTGCCGCGGTTACCCTCGATGCGAGTCTCCTGCGGACGCGCGTATGGCCGATCGGTCCACGGTTCCCACATGGTCGGCGGCGTTTCGCTCCAGTAGTCAGCCGCGACCATGTACGTATAGCCCAGCTTGTTATCGGTGATAAACAAGCCATTGGGAATCTTGCACAGCAGTGCTATGCAGGCGTGGCCAGTCTCAGTCAATCCCTTACGGTTACTGCCAATAGTACAGTCCCGAATAGTAAGCTCTCGCTGGAGCATCACTGCATTCTGTATTTGGTCTGGAGTAACGTCCCAGATTACAGGTGTAAATCCGCCCGATTCTCCCCCAAAAAGCACGTCGCGGAAATTCATGTCCACCCAACTGGAAATGCTGCTATCCGTAACTGCAGTCCAGTTCGCCGACTCAGACGCCCAAGTGGCAGAGGCGTGCGCTGTGCTGCACCAGTAAAGAGTCTGCTTGCGAAACGTGCCTGAAGAAATGTCGCTGCCAAGATCGACTGCTTGGCTGGAGGATGTCGAGGAATACAGCTTAAAGGTGTCGGCAGTCACATCGCGCACGTAATAGATGCGGTCCACGACAAGTCCCGATCCGCCGCTTAGAGCGGTGATGAGCACCTTGTCGTTGTTTTGTAGACCGTGCCCTGCTGAGGTGATCACGTCGGTAGACGTAACGCCGGTCACCGACAGGTCCGTGTTGTAGTTGACGATGTCGCCGAGTATGTAACTTTTTCCAGCCTCCCAGTTGTCAAAGTCGGCGGCACGGAACCACGCCAGCGGATACTCTGCCGATTCCGCAATTTTGAAGTTGGCGCCAATATACGCCTCATCGAACGCCTGCCCTGCACTGGCCGTGTGAGCATTAACGCAGGAATACCATCGACTTCCTTTGTCTGGCGAGTCATCTGTCGAATCGCCCGAGACGTTTTGCCAAAGTGAGTAGCTTTTCGACGTCGCGCTATTGAACGCCGTAACTAAGTTCGGATTGAAGGTCGATCCACGATCCACAATTAATTTGCCGCTTCGGAGCGTAAAGTAACCGTGAATTGGGTCGCGATTGGTGATGTCGTAGGGAGGTATGCGGCGGGTTTGGCACCGGCATTGGTCGAGAAACACGCCGTCGCAGCTCTGGATGTCCATTGCCTTGATGACGTTGTCCCATTGGCAATTGGAGAATGTGATTTCTGAGGACCGAGAAAAGATCCGCACGGCAAATCCGGTCTGGTCTTCGTTGCCGAAGAAATCGCAGTCCTGTACGTACATGCGGCCGAGGTTGATGTTGTTGTCGACCCCTCCTATGCGCACTCCATAGTTGAACCCTCGAAAAGCTAAATTGCGCATGTAGAAGAACATGGGCGCTTCATTTTCAATTGTCCCGTGCGACCCAATCTCCAAGAGCCATCGCCCTACGGGAAACTGTGAGCCCTGCCGAAGGACTGCGCCGTCGCCGACAATATTCAGGTCTAGCGAATCCGTCGCAATCACCAACGGGTCGTCGATGACATACGTGCCAGGCGGGAAGAAGATCGTTGGCGAGTAGCGGCGATTAATCGAACTGCCGAGGCCTGCGTTGGTTGCTGCCTTAACGGCCACTGCGGCGTCGATGCAATTTTGGATCTCTTGCGCACAGTCGCTTTGGCCGGTTGGGTCGGCTCCGTAATCAAGAACGCTAAATGCCTTGCTCGCCACGAGTTTGTCTAGCGAATCTTTGTCCGCCGCCGACATGGAGCCCGCCGCAGAAGTCGTGGCAGCGTTAATCCCAATACTCGGAGTTGCGCCGCCGCTGGAGGTGATCGGGGCTGCGCCGGTCACTCCAGTAACCCCCGAACTGGTCACGTAGCCTTGACTTTTGACGTAGGCAGTCGTAGCGATCTGCGTCGTGTTGGTCGCGGCAGCGGCAGTCGGCGCCGTTGGCGTGCCTGTCAGGCCTGGAGAGGCGAGCGGCGCAGCGCCCGTAATGTCTGCCACGCCAAGCGTCACCACGCCCGTCTTGCCCGCCACGCTGTCTACGGGAGCTGCTGCCGCTGCCGCAGCGTTGAAGTCGGTTACGTCGCTAGCAGTGTGCGTGTGCGCAACTGGCGTCCTGGCGTCGCTTAGCCGCGAATCGTTGCCTACGCATGCCGTACCAGCTGACGTGCCGTAGGTCACATTGAGCGTGCGGTCAGCGGTCAGGTCGCCGCCGCCCGATAGCCCCGTGCCTGCCGTAATACTGCGTGTCGCAGGCGCCTGCGCGACGTTGGTGACGTTGCCGAGGCCCACGTCTCCAGGCGCTAGAGTGACGGCGCCCGTCTTGCCCGCCACGCTAGAAACGGCTGCTGAGCTTGGGATCTTCTCCCAGACCGTGCCGTTGAAACGCACCTGATCGCCAATGGCCCACGACGAAATGCCGTCGATGGTCGTGCTGCCCGCCGTGCCGACGAAATAAAAGTCGCCATTAGTGCCGCTGCTAGAGGTGATCGTCGGCGTGTTCGTGCTGGCGTTCCATGTTCCGAGATAAGATCCGCCTGCGGAGCTGACAATCGACTCTGCGTAGGCTTCCAGCTCGGCAAGCGCCTGCTTAACCGTAGCGTCATTGCTGATCGTAGTTCCGTCGAAAGCGCCTAGATCGCCGTCAGCAACCGCCACGCCAAGAACTGTCCCGACCTGCGACTCTAAGGGAGAGGTCGGCCCTACTGCAGATTGCCCAGCCGTCGCAGAGGAGACCTGCATTGCGACAGCGTCTTTGATAAGAACATACAGGCGATCTGTGCGTATCGTGCCCGCCGCAGTCGTGTACGCGAAGTCGATGTGCGATACCTGCCCAGACGCCCCGCCAGCCAGAGCGCTGGGCACCTGCAAATCAAAAACAACCCCCTGCCCAGGCCCGTAGGTGATGCCGTTGAGCACAAAGCTCGACGCATTGATCGCCAGATTGTTTACGCTGAAGTTCGCGTGCGACTTAGTAACCGTGATATTGCCCAGCGCAACGGTATCGCCGGCAGGCACTCGCAGGCCCGCCTGCAGGTTCTTTTCTAGCCCTGGAGCGGATATTTCGTAAGCGTCCATCAGCTCTGCTGCTCCCACCACTGGTGCAAAAAATAGAACAGCACTTGCAGCGCCAGCCACATTGCCGCATTCCAGCCGAAGAACTTAATTTTCTTGCACTCAGCCCTAGCCTGGGCGTGGTCGTAACCGCAACTACGCGCATGCCAATAGCAGAGCGCGAATTTTTGCCGCGTACTGCGACTGATCGGCAGCCAAGTAACCTGCGGCTGCTCGTCCAGCCACCGCCAGCCTTTCACTAAGTCGTAATCTGCGCTCACCGTTTGCCCCCCGCTGCCCGCCATGCAGCGTCTAGCTTGCGAGCGTAGTCCGCGGCCGAAACCACGTAGCCAAATCGCATGATCTCCTTGCCTCCAGCGATTACTACGTGCGTCGGCGTGCGGTACACGTCGTACACGCTGCCGGCCTGGCGGATGTCCAGCTTGCGGAAGTCGAAGCCGTTGCGGAGCCACTTTGCTATGTTGGGCTCCTTTTGAAGCTGCTCGACCTTCTTGCATGGACCGCAGCCCGCCTGCGTGAAGTACAGCATCGTCGGCTTTTGAAAAACCGCGAGCGGAGCGGACGAGGCGGCGGCGTCGCGCTCCGTCGCGGCGTCCTGCGCGCCGGTGAGGGGCGACGACGCAGGTAGGGAGTAGCATTGGTCGCCTACGCATAAAGCAACGTCACGATTCGACACGCGCGCAATGCAGCGATCGATCCCAGCAGCGAATTCGCCGCCGCAGGCAGTCGTGCCGATCACAACCAAAATAGTCACCAGTGCGTGTCGCATAGTCACCAGCCCGGGTTGTAGTCGGGGAGTTGCTTGCGGACCCAACCATTGGCACCAGCCATGACGATCACCCCGCGGCGAGACACGTCCCGCCAGCGAGCCCAGAATGCACTATGCGGAATCTCGACTTCCGTGCCGTGAATCTTGCGCGGTCCCGAATACTGCGATGCTGGCCAACTGTTCTGCACGAGCACCAGCGGTCCGCCGTATGTCTGGTGCGCCCACGGCCGGTCATCCACGCCGATGTAGGCCATCGCGTGTGCCCACGAGCCGCGGCGGCTGTCTACGCCATTCTGGTCGCGGCGGCAGGCAAATCCTTCGGAGCCGCAACTACTCGCGCCGAAGCCGCGGGCCAATAGGTCGCGAAGTGCTTCGAAGCTTCGAACCTCGGTCGCCTCGCGGATCACGTTGTCGTCCCAAGCCTCTTGCAGGCCGGACGCCACTTGGCGGCGGTTCCACCAGTTCACGGTGGACTCGCTGTAACGGGTCAAGTCGATCCCGTCGTACTGCTTACGCAGGACGCAGCCTGCCTTCGTCTGCGACACGCGGGCCGCTTCGTGGCAGTACCAGCCATGCCCTGGCTTGGTCGTCCGGTACGCGTAGATCGCCTCGGTGGAAAGGACTCCGTTTCGAATCGCGTCCTCGGACACCTCGGGCAGGCCTTCGACCTTGCCGCTTACCTCATCCGGCACGCCCGAAACCGCTTCGCAAACCAGAGTGAGCAGATTGGCATTCCGCTGGGACCACGACACACAGTCGCCTTCGAACTGGTAGCCGCCAGGCAAGCAGCCAGGGTAGGCCTTCATGCACTCGACGAAGGGAATCACCAGCTTTCCAGCCGCTGAGTCTTCGTAGCCGAACATGCGGCACACTTCATCGCCACTATGGATCGCCACGCCGTCGAGGAAACGCTCGCGAGCCTCAGGCGAGTACAAGGCCCCAGCGAATCCGCGGTCGTACTGGCGCGCGACCTCCTCACCCGAATTGATCTGGGGGGACTCCCACGCCTTGAATTGTTGTGGCAGGTCAGGCATTTTTTAGCACCCTGTAAACGGTGCCCTTGCTGGTGCCAAGCGCCTGGCAAATCTGCGGCTCGGTCGCGCCGTTCCGCCGCATCTCAACGATCTGGCGTTTGATTATTTCTGGAACACGATTGCGCGGAGTGCCTTTGATTGGCGGCAATCCGAGAGACTTCCATTTGCTGCCAGTCAGCATGTTTCGAAGGCTGTGCAGTGACACGCCGACCTTTTCGGCCGCGTCCGCCGCGTGGACTCCCGACGCGACCAACGCGTAAGCCGCCTTCATTTGTGCGTTAGAAGCCTTGGCGGCCGGGTTGTCTTCGCCCTTCCGCCGCATCAACCCAAGCTCAGCCGCGTGCAGAGTGTTGCCGCGGCGCGTCACGTATTCGAGGTTGTCGGCCCGATTGTTTTGTTTGTCTCCGTCGATGTGGTTGACTTCCATGCCATCGGGAATCGGCCCCAAAAACGCCTGAGCTACCACCCGATGAATTAGTTGGTGCCTGTGGCCACCAGGCGAAACGGTCACGTAGCCCTGGCTGTGCCGACTCGGCTTCAGGACGTACTCTCGCCCCCAAACCAAGCTCTTAACTCGGCCCATGTTCGAAACTTCGTACTTGCCTTCGAACCCAACCACAGGACGCCATTCTTCGTGTACAATTCGCACGTCTGTCACTCCTTCTCAGTGATAGTCCACGCCCTCGGCTGGTCGCACAGCGCGAGGGCCTTTTCGTCAGAAGTCCTCCGAAATACGCCGCAAGGCGGCGACTAGCTCAGCCTTGAGCGCCGCATCCATCAGCCGGTCGTCCATCCCGATAGCCGCCGCAATGCGGTCGCTGATCGGCTTATTGATCGCCGGCGCATCCGGCAGCCGACGCTCGATCTTGAATTGCTCCACAGCCTGCTGCTGAATCTCGCGGAATTGGCTAGTCGTCAGCGGCGACTCAGTCCGCTCGATCGAAGCTGCGAGGTCGCGATAGAACTCCGCAAACTTAAGTCGATTCGCTCCAGTTGGTAGCAGTTCTGCCAGCGGCCCTCGCTCATCCACTGGGACCGGCGTCGGAGGCGGCACCGGCTGCGGCTCGGGTTCAGGCCGCGGCTCGCCCACCGTAAACGTGGCGTTGTGTCGCTCGACGCGGAACTGCTTAGACTCCCAGTCCACCTCAAACACGTCGCACCGCAGCGTGTGCGTGCCTGGCGGCGCCCATGCAAACAGGCGTCGGCCCTCCTCGACGATTTGAATGGCTACGCCTGGCGATGCCTCCCACAGCACTTGCACCGAGCCAGCGTCAGTTGCCCCGATCTCAACGCTCGCAACGATCGGCGCAAACGGTTCAACCTGCTGTGGAGCCGTAATCTGGCCCCACAGCGGAGAAACATCAGCGGCAGTAGGAGGCACGCCAGTCGCATTACACATCCAGGTTTTCGCGCAGGTCTTGGATCCATTTTCTCGCGTATCTCGCCACCGCAGGCCCTGCCACTTCTCGTAAATGCCGCTCGATAAAAGCGTCCAGCCTTGCGCGCCCCGTCAAATCCAATTCGTTTATCACATCCTGCGCGAGCAGTTCGCTAAGTCTGGCCAAGTCGCTTTCGTCAAGTTGCCACAGCAGCTTTGCCAGCATGTGCCGAATCAGCTGTCGTTCTTCGAGGCCCATCTTCTCGCCTTTGCGTTTGGCAGCATGGTAGCGACGGTGGCAGTTCGCACACAGCACGACGCACTTTTTCAGTTCGGCCTCTAATTGCCTTGCTTTGATCGTGCGAGATCGCACGCCATTGCTGATGGCAAAGGTCTTTCCGCGCACGTGGTGAAAATCCAAAACCCCGACGTCTTTTTCTCCGCAGACCACGCAGCCGTCCGCTGCTGCGGCTCGACACATCTCCCTTTTGGCTGAGCGTCCCTCCTTTGTGCGCATCGCAGACAGTGCGCGTTGTCTTTCGCGATTCTTCCTATATCTCGCGCGCGATTGCCTTATGCACGAGTTGCACGTCTTCGCAGTTCGCGACGCAAACTGCAAAGCGCTTTTTACCGCTTTGCAGCCACTGCATTTTCTTTTAGCGCCCAAGAGGGGCTGCATGGATCATTCGGCCAACAAGCTCTGCCTCAGCCTCTGTCAGCTCAGGCGCATGGCCATTGCTAGCAAAGGTTGGCCGCAGAACTCGCCAAATCGCATCCATGACTTCCGGCAGTCGGTCATCCAGTTCGTTGGGCGTCAGCTTGGAAACTTCGCGCGCCACAATAATTCCGAACTCAACCCACTGTTCGATCTTGTCCCAGTCCATGATTAACCTGCAAAAAGAAAGGCATGCACTAAGCGAGAAACGCCTTTGCAGCGAGTCGCGCCCTGTGCCTGCCTGCAGGTGGTGGGTCGTGCCGATCAGATTGCAGTTTTTATTCTTGCATTGAATTGCCTTCGTGCAAGCGCCAATTTGGCTGCTCGTCAGGCGTCCTTGCGACGCGCTGCGGAAACCCGTTGCCTGTCCTGGCTCGCCGCAACCCGCAGCTCCTCGTCCGTCAGCAGCGGCCAGCTAAATTCGTCGACAGGCTCGCACAGGCTGGTAACAATGCGCAGTCGCTTGTCGCGCGACCAGCTGACTACGCCCCGTACATCCACCAAGTCGCCTTCGCGGAACTGGATGACCCTCGCGCCCCTCATACCACCTCCCACTGTTCCAACGTGCCCCGCAACACTGCTAGGTAGTTGTGTTCCATCCGCAAAACTGCTTCCTCGGCCAGGTCGGGCGCCGACTGGTGCAACACTTCATGCGCCAGCACGGCCAATACGTCCGCCTCATCGCCCTCCGCAGCGACTGCTATCACCTTGCGGTTGTAGTCGCAAATGCCGAGGGTTCCTTTAGGCAACTTGCCGCAGCGCACAGTCCAAACGGCGTTGCCGCCGATCGGTTCCATCAGTGTGACTTGGAACGACCTGAACATGCGAATTCCTTAGCAGTGCGCTTTGGCCCGCCCGCGTCTAGGTTGCGCTTTGGAAGCCGCATTTTCGCGCGCAATGCGTCGTCGGTCCAACTGGCCCGCACCATCGCCATGCGATCGGCCAGCACTTGGCCGCACGGAATGTAAGTTACCTTTGCGCGCCTGCGCACTACAGTCGTTCCGTCCTGCAGCACCACGCAAACAGAATTGCCCGCGATCTTCGCCACTCGTCCAATTGGCACTTCGCGCCGGTGATTGCTGTGCAGCTCGACCAAGTCGCCCACTTCCAGCGGCGGAACGCGGCTTACGGCAAATGCGTCATTGAGCACGCTCACAGCTGACCTGCAATCGCCGAAAGCACATCAACGACCCATTCATCAGCCCGGGAGCGGTCTGTCGCGGGAAAGCGGAACACCCGCCAGCCTGCTGCCGTCGCCGCGTTGTACTTTTCGCAGTCCGATCGCACGCCTGCCACAGTTTGGTGCCGACCTCGCCCCTCGATCTCAACTGCCACTCTCAGCCGCGGACTGGCGAAGTCAAATCGCCATTTCCTCGTCGGATGAAACCGAAACTCCCGCACCATATCGGATCCGCTGGGCGCGGCGTCCTGCCACGCAGCCCAGAATGCGTCTTCAGCGATCGATTTACTCATCCGTTGCGGTCCTTCCGTAGATCCACGCTCACCGACCAACCTCCCAGTAAACCACCTCCGCTGGCTCCGTCTGCTCGTACCACTTTTGCAGCGTTTCGCGCATGCGCGCCTTGCTGTGCAGAACAGGCTGCCGCGTTGGGTCCAGCGTAGACATAGATTCCTGCCGAGGCTGCCCCGCAGCGCACGCACAAGCCACTGCATAGTCAATTTTCCCGCTGCCTGACTCCCTACGCCACCACGATTTCGCACGGTGATACCAGCTCCCGCCGCAGTCAGCAAAATCGTCGCCTGTCATGGACGAAAACAGCGTTCGATAGCGTGACGTAAAATCTGCGTCTAGAACCCACGCAGTGCCTGTGTCGCGACAGTGCAGGCACCTAAAGCGCGGCTCGTCGGCAAATTGCAGCTCCAGCCGCTGCTTCGCCCTGTCCGGCCTGGTCGCCAACGATTCGCGCCGCAGGAACACTGGCAGGTCGCTGTATGGCGGCAACTTCAGGCGTCCCACAGCCACCCTGTCGAGCACCTGCATGGCCTCCTGCTCCTCTACGTCGAGCAGGTTGCGACGCCAAATTTCCCGCATCGCTCTCGCCGAGGAATCTAAGTCCCCGCTGAATTCAGCCTGCTTGCGTAGTGCCTCTTCGCGCCAAGTCAGCCATGCCGGAACCACTTCGCCCAGTCGGGTGCAGACGCGCTGCACTGCTGCAACTTCCATGCTCAGCCCTCAAAACGGTGTGATTTTTGTCGACCTGCCATTGCTCTGGCAGACGCTCCACGCTTGGTCGTCGTCGTCGTAACTGCCAGCATTGAGCCAACTGGCAGGCATCTTGGAGAATTCGCCGCTGCCAAGTTCGCTGTCTGCGTACTGCTTGGCCCTGCGGATCAAGAACGCTGCGGGATCGTCGCCGCCTGGACCGTCGCGGCCGCGAATGGCCCTCACTGCCTTGTCCCATGCTTTCCTGGCAGCCTTCGCGTCACGGCGGCGCACCCTCGGATAGGCCGACCAAAACTCCTCGAACCTGTCGCTTGCACTGATCTTCTTGTTGCTTGTTACTTGTTGCTTGTTACTTGTTACTAGTACGTTGCTTGAGGCAACGTTGCCGCATGCTTGACTCATGCTTGACTCATGCTTGGCAAGTCGTTGCCCCTCCACGACTTCTGGCAACTCTGGCAAATCCGATTCCGCTTCTTTGTGGTGCGGCGACTGGTGGTCGTGCCACTTGGCGATCTGCACCACCGCCACGCCCTCTGCCTCGTAGCGGACAATAAACCCCGCGCCAAACAGGTCACCCAGCATGCCGTCGACGTCTGCGCCAGTCAGTTCGTCGTACGGGAACAAGTCCGCCCGAATCCGTTTTGGTCGGTCTTCCAGCCGGCCCTCCTTGTCGGCAAGCGTCCACAGTCCTGCGAACAGTAGTCGCGTCATCGGCGGCAGTTCGGCTAGGTCTTCGTTTCGGAAGAACCCTGGCTTGAGTATGCGGCTTCGTGCCATCAGTCATTCCCTATCGCAACTTGCGCTTATTCCTCGGCGGCGCCTCCCGCTTGGCTCGCATAGCCTTAGCGCGTCGCTTCCCAATGCGGGTTAGCGAATCCAAATCCAGCACAGGCAACATGGCCTGCAGTTGTGCGTCGCGTATCGCCAGATCGATCAGGTAATGCAGCCGTTTCATCCTTCCTCCTCCGCAATCTCTTTCTGCAGAAACAACATCGCTAGGTTTTCACTGAGGCAGTCTAGGTGATCCCATCGACCTAGTTCCTGCAGCGATTCCACGCAACCCAACGCTTGATCAAGCAGGCAATCTGCATACCCAGTCGATTGCTCTTCTGTGTGGCCAGTAACGCTCATCGCAATGCCTCCTCTGCGACCATTCGTTCCGCCAAGGTAATTACCTTGCGAACGCTGTCATGCTCGCCACGATGTGCCAGGCGACAAAGAAAGTTCCAGGCTTGCACGCGGAGCCACCTGTTGACCTCTTCGCGATCGTTGGGGTCTGGGATGTCTGGAGTCTGGTAGGCTAGATTGATGCGCGGCATTACTTGGCCTCCTTTACTCGGATGCACGGCGTCATTCGGCCCTTGAAGTCCGTTTCTGTCGGGAAAATTGCGATCTGCTTGCCAATCCAGTTGTCCGTCTCGTTGCCATGCAATGCGATAATGCTCTTAACGTTGGTTCGATTGAGCACCATCCCTCGCGTATACTCATTGAAAAAAAGGATGGCGCGCGTTTCTTTTTGCTCACCGACTTCACCATGATCAATCGCTCGCATGGTAACCTTCGTGTCACCGTGCAAGTCAGCAGCTTCCAAGTATCTGCCGGGGCACAGTTCGTTCGCGTTCATTACAACCTCACAGTCTTGTTACCGATTACCAATTCCAAACCACCCTCGTCTTGCATCGCCCATTCCGGCAACCGCCACGCATCAGGCGACTCCGGTCCAGGCCAATGGTCCTTAGCCAGGCATTCTGCGTACTGCCGCAGCAACCGCTGGTATTCCTGCCTGCCATACTCCAGCGCGTCGTCGGCAACGGGAGCTGCCTGAACGCAGTACGGCGGCTTTTTCTCCACCGCAACAATCCACGGTTCCAGAATCTCGCCAGTGATCTTGGCGTAACCGTCCTGATAAAACGCCATTTGGCGGTAGTAGCCGTAGTTGCGAAAAGAATGTCGGAACTTATTGAGATCCTCCGACGTTTTGAGATCGGCAAACCGTGGCAAGCAGAGGCGGTCCATTCTTCCCTTACATAACAGCCCCGTCTCTTCGTCCTCCCAGACTATTGTCACCTCCGAGTCGCCATCCGAGTGCAGCAGCTTCCTCGCCTTTGCGTGTTCCGCTACGGACTGCGCGACGCCGAGCATCTCGTCGTACGCTGCCTGAGAAATCATTTCTTTGCCAACATGCAACGCGCGGAACTGTTCCTCCTGCTCCTGCACCCACTTCGTTCGACTTGTACTGCGTTCCCCGCTCGCCGCGACGTTCTGTTCGTGTTTGGCGAACTTTGGCATAACAACGTGACGCTGCAGAACGTCGAGCGGCTCAAGGACGGCAATGTGCGCCAACCTGCCGCTTTGAAGCGCATTAGTCTCTTCTTGAGCAGGGTTCTTACAGTGCTTTGCCGACCGTGCCATCAGCGACAGCTTGCCGTTGTTCACCGCGTCCAATTCGCGGTAATCGTCGAACGGCAGGTTGTGGTAAATGCCTGGCTTCATGCCGCGTATGCCTCCTATGTAAAGCCCGCCTCAGCCAGCGGCAGCCACGGCAACCACTGGCTGAGTGCAGGCAAACTCCCCGAAGGGTCATGGGGAGTGCGTCGCCGCGCTACGCCGCGCAGCGATGATGCTTCCTTCTACCTGCGTGCCCGCTTGTCGCTGAACAGACAGGCTGAGACACACGCGGACTGGGTTGGGTTGTTGTTATTTGTGCGGCGCAGTCGACATCACACCAGATGATGTTTCGCAGCAAATTATTTCGTCAAAACAGTCCCGCCAGTGTGGTAGTTGCTGGACGTAACAATTGTCGATGACCACAAACATGTCGCCGCTGCCGTTAGACTTACATTTGCTTATGGTGTGATTCAAATCAAAAAGGCTTGCACAAGCACGCGACACGTCGGCCCACGACTCAAAAGAATTACTGCGCCGCGACGGGATCATTGTTCTGGATGCGATCTGCATTGCATCGACGCCAGCAATAATGCCAAACTCTTGTCCACTTCGCGTCCTTTGGCACACAAACACATGCGGCATCCCAAACACAGCCGCCTCGCAACACGCACTCCAGAAAGGCACTGCTTCGATTGCAAAGTCGCTGTCGTCTCCCCATCTGCATGTTTTTGCGTCGAACCGAATGACATGTTGCTGGTTATAAGCGACTCGATCCGCGCGTGTCCGTATCAGGTGGGCGCCGACCGTATCGACGAACCGCAGGTCTTTAGCGCATTCGTTCTGGTGATATTCCAACGAGCAGACGGTGTAGCCAAACGACTTTAGATATTCGCTAGCTCGCAGTTCCAACTTTGCGTGGTTTGGGTCACTCGTCGACGGCATTGAAACGCTCCTTCGCTACGTTCAACGCCTCAGCGTCCACGTCGCACGTAAGAAAGTTGCGGCCGACAGATCGGCATGCCATTGCCGTCGTCCCGCCGCCACAAAACGGGTCAAACACTATTCCGTCCGGCTCCGCTAGTAAGTCGACGTAGTACGCCGCCTCGACGACGGACTGCTGCCAGTCGTGTGCAGACTTCTCGCGCTGTGACACCACCGAGTCGTTGACGAAGACCTGGGTGTTGAATCTCGTGCCACCCTTGACGAACCACAGCATCGGTTTCCAGGTGACGACGATGCCGCTGCGTTGCATGCGGGAGCATTGGCCGGTGTGGATGCACCCAAGTAGCCAGAAGAATCGCAGGCCAGCGGGCTTCATTGCCTCAAGAATCTGCGGCACTAAGGCGTGTCCGCAGTAGGCAATCAGACTTCCTCCATCGACCAAGACCCTCGCTGCCACCTCAGCTAGTCGTCCGTAGTCTGGCACGTACTCCGTGAAGTAGGGCGGATCGGTAAAGATCAGGTCGACAGAATTGTCTTTGAGGTGGTCCGTCGCCACCTGCACAAAGTCGCCGGGCACGAACCGTTCGTCGGCAATGGCCTGGCCAACCGCCGCAATCTCCTTGCGTGCCTCCTTGCGTTCTTGTTCCTTTTTGGCGCGGCGAACGACATTGGAAATCGCCATCTGGCTAACCTTAAGGTCAGCCGCCACCTTCTGTTGTGGTTCCCCCGCAGCAACACGCTCTGCGGCAATTCGCTGCGCGTCGGCGTTGAGCTTGACCCTAGCGTCAGGTTTAAAAGTAATATGACCCTTCATAATACTTTTAAACCATTTGGAAACAGTCGTTTGATCAACGCCCAACGACCTGGCGACTTTCTCTTGCGTCCAAATTTTCGGGTCTGATTCGCGCCACGCTTTCGCCATCCGTTTCATTTTAGATAGCGTTTCGCGCTTCTGATCTGGCGACAGGTTGCGTCGGGCAAAGTTGGACCGAATCACAAACGCCTGCTTCTCCTCGTCCGACAATCCCGCAATCACTTTGTGCGGCGCGTTCTTGTCGATCCTGAATCGGTTATGCCCGTCAAGTATCGTGCCGCCCTCGTCCACCAGGATTGGCGCGACGACGCCATTCTGTTTAATGTCCAACTTCAGTGCGTCGAATTCCTCGGTCGACAGTGGTGGCAGCAACGCCTCAAAGTCAGGATTCACCTTAATATTCAACTGTGCGTCCTTTCGTGTTATCTCCGCGACACAACAACTCAGCGGATGCCTGAGCTGCGTCAGTCATTGTCATCCCCAGCCCGGCCCTGCCGCGCCACGCCCTGCCCCGCCTGCCACGCCACGCCAAGCCTGCCATGCCCTGCCCAGCCTTGCCAGGCCCTGCCCCGCCCAGCCGCGCCCGGCCGCGCCGCGCCCGGCCGCGTCATGCCAGGCCTGCCTCGCCAAGCCCTGCCAAGCCCTGCCAGGCCCAGCCGCGCCGCGCCTGGCCTGCCGCGCCCCGCCATGCCGCGCCATGCCTCGCCTGGCCCAGCCAGGCCTGCCGTGCCCCGCCCGTGCCCTGCCCCGCCTGCCACGCCACGCCAAGCCGCGCCGAGCCACGCCAAGCCTCGCCCGGCCCAGCCTCGCCACGCCTGCCACATCACACCTGGATCGTTTCCTGCGCCTCCGCAGCAGCACGGAACACGATCGCCAGCTCTTGCAGGTCGCGATAACGACGCTGCCACCCCACCAACTCTCGCAATGCCCGCGACAAACGCTCCGCTCGAGCGTCTGGGTCCGCCATGATCTCGTCGATCGAGCGGTACACGTTCCGCGTCTTCAACTCCGCGCTGGGAGCTCGCACCACCTCGTAGACGCGCTGCGGACGGTCTGTCTTCAGCTCGGAGCGAATCACATGGATCGAACGCAGCAGACTGCGCGCTTGAGTTAGGCGGTACTCGTGAGCCGCCGTCGGGTCGTCCCACTCGAATTCATGGTGCAGCGGGTTGCGCTTAGCTGCTGCCGCTTGCAGTACCGTCTCCGCAGTCGCCTCGCCGTCGTGCTTGGCGCGCACGCGCTCCACTTCGCGATAAGCCGTTTCTGCATCCACCTTGAACTGTGATCCAGACTTCCAAACGATCTTCATCACTTCCTCCTGTTAGTGAAAAACAATCCTTGCCCGCCCCGCCTGCCCCGCCAAGCCACGCCACGCCCAGCCACGCCCTGCCACGCCGAGCCTGGCCGAGCCCTGCCCCGCCTGCCACGCCCTGCCAGGCCCCGCCGCGCCACGCCCGGCCCCGCCTGCCACGCCATGCCGCGCCAAGCCACGCCCTGCCAAGCCCTGCCGTGCCAAGCCATGCCTGCCACGCCATGCCGCGCCAAGCCAAGCCCGGCCTCGACAAGACTCGCCGCGCCTGCCAAACCCTAGCCGATCTCTTCCTCAGTTACCGGCTCTGTCGTGTCCACTTCGAAACGCCCATAGTCGCCGCCCTTCTCAGGCCGCCACTCGCCGATGCCCACGCCAAAGCCTGCGCGGTTCACCAGGTTGATGAGCTCATTCACCGTCAGCAGTTCGCGGTCCAACTCCCACGTTACGCCTGCCGACCAGCGGTAGAAGTAGGGCCGATAGCGCAGGTCCGTCGAACCCATGCCCACGCGAACGCAGTCCTCGCGAATCTCCGGTTCGTCGCAGTCCATTGGCAAAACGGCGTTACGGTCCTTCACTTCAAGGAACAACGCCTTACGCACCAGCGTTTTTTCCACGCCGATGTCCTTGTGGGCCGCACTGATCACCGCCGACTTCAACGCCATAGCCGGGATGCCGTACTTGCCGTCCTCTGTGTAGTAGGCCGCCCGCTCGCCCTCGCCTTGCGGGTCACGCACGTCGCGGTTCTTCGACTTCTTGCCGGCGTGCTTGTCGCGCATCATCTGTTTTGCCTTCTCGTCCCAAGCGTGCTGGATCAGCGGCGACGTGCCGACGATCCGCATGTGTACGCGGGCCTTTTTGATCGGCTTTAGCTTCGCCTGCCCATCGCCGTTGTCGCTTGGCAGCAACTTTGCGATGCGATTCTGCGTAACAGCCGTCTTGTTTTTGCTCGTAGCCATCGTTCTTCCCTCAGTTCAAAATGCGCTGCGAATAAATGCGGCTCGCAGCTTGCCGCGTTGTATTGCCTGCCATGCCACGCCCGGCCCCGCCCAGCCGCGCCAAGCCACGCCATGCCCAGCCGAGCCAAGCCACGCCATGCCAAGCCACGCGCGGCCGCGCCTGGCCTGCCTCGCCGCGCCTCGCCACGCCAGGCCTGGCCTCGCCCCGCCCAGCCGCGCCGCGCCGTGCCTGCCATGCCGAATCAAACAGCCTCCCACACCCAGCCAATCAGCTTGAAGATTCCGGCCCAGAGACCGGCGGCCCAGAGGCAAACGACCAGCATCCCGACTGCGGGTCCAAAGTCGCGTTGGGAAGAGTGCCGGTCTTGGAATTCAAGAAATCGACAAACTCCCGGCCGACCAAATCGCGCGCCATCCTGACGTACTCCCACGCCAGCCCGCTGCGCTCGTCGTCGCTTACCGACATATGCCACGCGAACAGTTCCTGCAGCTCGTCGTGGTGGTGCTGCGTAGCGTCGAGGCTCGCTGCGTAGTCTTCCCAAATTGCGCGTGCTCGATCGTCCATCAGTTATGCTCCTTTCGTTTTTTGGCATTTGCTTCCCACTCCTTTGCCTCTTCCAGCGTGATCCAATCGCAAAAGTTGGCGTGAACAACTTCCACCGAATGGCCGTTTTTTATGAGTCCGCGCGCAACGCCCACATAGCCTTCGCCAAACGCGGTGCGCTCAATCGCGGGACGTGGCTTGCGCGGAAAAAGAATGCTGCGTACCGTCGCAGCGTCGAGCCCGCGTATCTCGCAGATCGCGTCGACATGAAAACCGACCGCGTAGTCGCGGCGCACTGCCGCCGCAGTTGCTGGGTGCGTCATCGTGCCTCCGTGCCGCAGTCCGCCCAACTGCTGGCGTCGATCAGTGAAGGCTTTCCGATTTGCAAGACGCGCAAAAAGAAAGCCGACGTGCCACTATTTGCGACACGTCGGCAAGTCTATCGGATGATTGACTAGACAATCAATAGCTAGACGCGAATTTTTTCAGAAATTAGGTCTTTGGGGTCGACGCCCAGCGCCTCAGCCGCCTTTTCCAGGCTGTCAAAACCAGGGTTGCGAAACCCGGTCAGCAAGTGCGACACGTACTGTTTCTTGACGCCCATTGCGTTGGCGAGGTCAGTCTGCGACCACTCCAGCTCGCTCAGCCGCTCGCGCACACGCATGCGAAATAGCTCTGCTAATTTAGTTGCCATATCCATGCCCCGAAGTATATCATTGGATTGACGACATGCAATGTCCAGCAATGGACTGGAAATGTTGTCCGTTGGCGGACCGGAGTGGGGATGACAGGAATCGAACCTGTCACCCTGCCAGCCGGAAAACCCAGCAAATCGCGATATTTGCCACACCCCCCTTCGTAGGGGATTCCCGCAAAATTCGCGACCTGATGCCGCGATTGGCTTTCGTCAATAAGCATGCATGAGGGGCAGCGGTTAGGAGGCCGCACGGAAATGCCACAGGGACGTCAGCAGAAAATGGCGTTCAGTGTTTCGCCCGTTGTCGCTGCCAGAACTGGCAGCAGATTATCTGTCCGCACGCGACGTGTGCCCGCGATATGCTCGCGGGTTCGCGCACAAGGTGTCTGCGTTCTGCGAGTGGTCTGGCAGCACGTCGCCTGATTGCCTGTCCGAAGGGCGGCTCAACGATTACCTGCGCAGCCTGCGAGCTGCGGGCAGATCGCCTGCGACGGTGAGAAACCACCGCAACGACTTATTAGTGCTCTGGCGATGGCTGGCCGACGCTGGGCAAGTGCCGCAGCCAGCGGCGCGAGAAGTGATGGCGGTTCGCGTGCCTTACAGCGTGCCCGATTGCTGGATGCTTGACGAGGTGCGAGCTCTGCTGTCTGCCGCTGAGTCGCTGGCGGGCGACCTGCCCAACGGCGTGCCGGCTGCGGCGTACTGGTCGGCTGCGATCCGCGTAGGATGGGAAACGGGCCTGAGGCTAGGCGACATGCAGCGGCTGAAAATGTCGCAACTGTCCGGCTGCCAGCTCGTAACTGTCGCCAGCAAAACCGGGCAGAGGCAAATCCACACGCTTACCGCAGATTGCGTTGGCTCGCTGGAGGCCCTAGACCGGCCTGTGCCGCTGGCGTGGCCTTATCGGCCAAATAGATTTGGCATCCACTTTGAGCGCCTGCGCAAGGCAGCAGGCGTGCGTCGCGGGACGTGGAAGTGGTTCCGCCGCGCGTCAGGATCCTACGTCGCTGCGAAGCATGGAGAGGCAGCCGGTGCGGCGCATTTGGGACATACCAGCGTGGCGACGTTTCGGAAGTTTTACGACGCGCGGCTTGTTGCCGAGGCGCGGCCGATGCCGCCGAAGTTGTAGCAAGCAACGCGAGGAGACAAAATGACACACGCACCGCTGCGGACGAAATTCGACCTCGCGTCGTGTGGGCGGCAACGCTCCTATATCCGCCGGTGCGCTTATTCCACAGCCCGGAAGCTCTCGCACCCGTGGCACAGGTGGTAGATAGACGCCTCAGGCTGCCTCTGGCGCCACTGCACCAGCGCATCGCCCTGCGGGTTGTAGCCAGGGAGGCACCTGCCAAATCGCTGGCAGACAAACGCAGGCTCGTCCCGCTCGCGGCCCCCGCAGCATTGCACTTTGATCGGCGCGACCTGAGTCGACCGCCAACCGCAAGCATCAGGGGCCTTGCACTCCTGCACAACGCGGCCAGTTCGGCTAGCCGGCTTCTGCTGGCCGCACTGCGTGCAACGATCTCCGCCCCAAACGCACCACATTAGACCGACTCAAATTCGACGGCAGGGTTAGCGTCCCAGTCGCACAGGCAATCGCCGTTGGGGAAGCCACCGCAGTCTGTCTTGGGCGTCAAGCTGTAGACCGTGCCAGTCTCGATTGTGCTGAGCCCTGTGATCTCGGCAATGAGCGAATCGAACTCCACCACGCCTTTGGCTCGTACGTACAGCTGCACCTTGCCATTGCCGCCGCCGCCAGAAGGGCAGACAACGTTGACTTTATACTGCAACTTATACCAATACCCGAAATACGGGTTGCCCCCCAAGCATCGCGCCTCGTCAGTGCCGCTGCCGTAATTCCATCGATTGTCGCCCGAGACCCAGCCTGCAACAACGTCTGTCACGTTGATGGCGTCGCACGCTACGTCTGCGCCGATCGGCACGGGATCGCATGTGGTGAAGTCGACCGTTAGCCTGGCCTGCCACAGCGAGCCGTCGAAAGTGCCGTCGCAAATGTCGGTTGCGTCGCACGGGCAGTCTGCGCACCTTTCGCGTGCGCCTGCCACCCGCACTCGTTGGCCACTTGCATTGCGCCATCGGCTTGCCATTAGCAGCTACCGTCGTCTTGCCATTCCGGCGTGTCGCTGGCGTCGTGGCCGATCGATTGGTTATTGCCTGCGGTCCAGCCAGCCAGCTCTTGCAGCACGCTTTCTACCGAAACCCACTTAATGTCGGATTCCGTGTTACCATCCGCGACCAGCACGCGAAAGCTGGCTGAAGTAAAGCCTTCTCGCCCACGCAAAAACCAGTGATGGTTCGCGCCGTCGCCGCAGTCCCAGTGGCTCGTCTCGTCGCTGCCTACCTCGTCATTCCATTGTGCGTAGATCCAGTCGGTTGCGCCGCTTGGTATGTCGACCTTGGCGGTTACTGGCACGCTAACCGTAATTTCTGAAGCTGCAGTTGCTGCTGGCGAAGCGCCTGAAACAGCTTCTACGTTGTCTAGCACGAACGACGTAGACGATCGCGTGACAGACGACCCTTTTAGCTTGCCGCGTATGCGGTGAAACTTAGCCCCTGTGATTGGGTGTAGGAAGTTGTAGTGATCGTCTGCCTCGTCGTACAGCACCATCCATTTGTCGCCAGACTCCGCGAATTCGATGACCCCCAAATCGTCGTGGCACTCAAAAGCGCCAGTGCCCGAATCTGCCGCGGGATAGCGGCCGCGGGTTGGATTGCCATATTGCAGCTGTGCGTCTGCGTCCAGTGGCGCGACAGTCGTAGTCCCACTCGATTGCCCGTCTTCCGAGAGCGTCACGGCAATCAGCATCATCGGGCCTTCTTGGTTGATGATGCGATAGCCAGCTACGCCAGTGCTGTTGTAGTCGTCGGTAAACTTGTAACAGTAGCCCCGGTAGCCGTTTTGAGCGCCGATCGCGTCGGTAAACGCAGCCTTGCCGACATACTGTTGAGCCGAATCGACGACGTAGAACGCGGCAGCCGCAGCGTTCATGGTATCGTCCGCCAGAACAGGCTTTGCCAGCTTAGCAGCATCGGCCAGCGCCATATCCTGCGTCAATTCGTAATAGACGTTGTTTGCAGCTGGAGATCCGCCGGCCCCGCTGCCTTTGCGATCTGGCTCGTACTCTCCGTCTGCGTCGCGCTTCCAAAGTATGAGCGTGTCGCCAGTGCTGAACTCCTCGGCAAAACTGTTGCGCACCGTCAAAGTCGTGCCAGTCTCTTCGCCAAACACAACCTCTGTTTTCGTCGCGTTGAAGGTGGTCGCACTGGTCGCGACGTCTGAATCGACGGTTGCCTTAACGCAAGTCGCCGACTGGCCAACGCCTGGCAGGAAAACAGTCGCCCATTGCACGCCTGTGCCCGTTTCGGCCGGCGTCATCGGGATAGCGCCTGTGCTGCCCGACGCTAGTTCGGCTGTGTCGCCCGTTACGATGTTGGCGTATCGGTGGCCCGCATTGGTCACATTGACTTTTGCCGCAGCCACGCCAACAACGACTGCCCTGCGTATTTTGCCAGCGGGAATTGGCTCTAAGGCGACGCAAACCCTACCGCTGTGCTGGTCTTGGTTGGGTGCCACTCCAATAACGTGCTGCGCATTGGCTGCGAAGGTATTGGCCGAGTTGCTCGCAGTAACGATTGCCCCGTCGATGCCCAAGACGCCGCCGCGAGGAACTTCCGAAACCGTCGTGTTTTTTACGAGCACCACGTTAGCGGGCAGATCGGATGCCTGCCGCTGCGCCTGTGGCGCTGGCAACGACTGGTCGTGCGTGACGTAGTTGTACCAGCGAGCTGTAAGATTGCCCTTCAGCTCGTCGCCTGGCGAGACGCGATCAAATTCAGGCATCAGGCTGGCAGACCAAGAAAAGTGGGGAAATTAACCGAGTCGTAGATGCGCTCGCAGTAGACCGCCAGCGGCAGTTCGACCAGAAATTCTGCAGTCTCGTCCTCGCTCGGCTCGGTGAGTACCCAGAGGTGTTCCCAAGAGCCCTTTTCCACGCCTGTGATTGTCCCGAAGGTCAAGCCAGTCTCCGGGGCCACGCTCAAAAACTTGAAGCTGATGGCATAATCGTCTTCATTGCGCTTGCTGCCGCTGGCGCCCATGAACATGCAGCTTTCCGCAGGCTGGTTGCGCCAGAGCGCGTCGTTAACCTTAAAGGCCGCCGCCCGAAGATTGGCGACAAACACATTATTGACAGTTGCGATCGGCAAATACTTGGTCACGCTGAACGACAGCTGCGGGACAAACTTTTCCGTCCCCAGAAACTCGCCTTTGCGGTAGCCAATTCCTCCGCCAAACGATGGGGCGTCGGTGCCGTAAGTCGCCACCGTTTGCTTGCTGTGCGTTACGTGGACCTGCCGCGGCTCGATGTCGAAAGAGACAATCTCCTCGCCGGTGCCTGGCACGCTCAGCCTACGCGCCTTGCGGTAGCTGACTGTAATTGAATGCACCGACTCGTCGCCATCTGTCGGTGTAATGCTGATTTGATCTCGCACCAATCCTGCGAAGATCGGCGGAGATGCGGCAAGGACATTCAGTTCGACGACCTCAGGATCGCTCGAACCATACGCCGCATAGTGGATTGCCCCAGTCGGCTGGTCTGACGCAACTAGGCTGCGGCTGCGGGTTAGCTCTTTGACGAAAACGCTCATCCAAACACCAAACCTGTGTTATCGCGCAGCAAATCCAACAACGCTTCCTGCTTCACAAGTTGCCGCTCATTGACTTTGACCAGCTCGTCCATTTCCATTGGCGGCATCGCCGGATTAGGCATGATCGGCGGCCCGATGCTAGCGCCTGGCATGAACCCGCCCGGCAAAACATCCTCAAACCCTCCCATCATTTTTTGCGAGTCGGCCTCCATGTCTCGAGTCGACTCGTACTGCATCAAATTCCGCACCGCACTGCCAATCGCGTTGGAGACGTCTTCCCACGCCGCAGCAAGTGCAACTACGGATGCCGTAATGCCAACGATCGCCGCGATAAGCGGATGCGCCATGATTGCAGTCATGCCCGCCGTAATCGCACTGATAGCCAAGCTGATTGAACCAAGCGCCGCCAGTAGCCCGCCGCCAGCCAATAGACCAGTAGCTAGCCCCTGATTCGCCGCCAAAAACTCGCCAGCCGATTTTGCAACCGCAGCCAACTTGCCAACCAGGGGCGTAATGGCTGGCAGCAATCCCTTGCCTATAGCCACTGCGGCATCCTGCAAAGTTCCTTCCATAGCCTTAAGCTGGTTGGCGAAACTGCCGCTTGTCCGCTGCGCATCGCCTTGCGCCTTAGTAGTCCCCCGCAGAATGATGTTGTACCGAGCCATTGCCTTTTGAGCTTCAGTCGCGACATCAGGATCAAGTTGCATGTTCAGCAACTCTTGCTCTACTGCAGCCGCGCTGACGATAACTCCATACTTCTTCATCGTCTCGCCGCTTCCAGTCATCGCGGCTTGCAAGTCCCGAATAACGTCGGCTGTGCGCATGTTATTGAAACTGCCCAGATCCTGCGCGAGCTGAGTAACTGATTTTGTAAGCTCAAACGCATCTTCCGCCGCCATGCCCATTGGCACAAACAAGTCCTGAAAAGAGGCCATTTGCCCAGCGATCTCTCCTTTCGATCGGCCAATCGTTGAAGCCAGTCCGTCGGCAAAAGACTTGGCGTCTTTTTCTAGATCGCCAAACACGACTGAGAACTTTGACATGGCCTCCTGCGCGTCGCTGGCTGCCTTGATTGGGCCGGCAAACGCTGCAACAACCGACCCCCCAAAGGCGAGAGCGCCTGTGCCGAATTGCCGCATTTGGCGGCCTGTTTGCTGCAGGTTCTTTTCAAGATTGCGCAACCCTTGCTGCAGTTTCGCATCGCTAAGAGTTAGCTCGATGTAGGCGCGGCCTGCCCTGATTGCGTTACCTATTGCCATTGCGTTTTGCCCACGCTCTCAGTTTGGCCTGCACCAACGCAGGGTCGGGCTTAGGACGCGAGACTGCCGCAAAAGGGTTGATGTCCCACGGCTGAATGGGCGTCCTCGGTTTGCGTGAAAAATTAGGCTGCGAGTTGACCACCCAAGCAGTTTGCACAGACATCCGCCCCCAGTTGTCCTGCTGCTTGCACTTCGCCGCTGCGTGCAGCTCGCGCAACGACCAAGGCCATGGTTCTAGGCCAGCGATCGCCGCATACTGGGCAACTAGCTGCCAGAACGTCGGTTGATTTGCATGTCCGCCTCCCGCTGCGCCCGCTGAAGGATCTGAGGAATCTGCTGCACCGTCTGGTCTGCAATCGCCTCCAGCCCCTGCTCTACCGCTTCCATCGCCCCGCTGAGTATTTTGCGGACAGCTGGCCTCATCGGGGCACGGGTAAAATGGATAACGGCCTCCTGCATCGCCATATAGGCCGCGTCGCTGGCGTCGCCGGTCAGGGATTCGCCAAACTCTTCTGGCGTAACCTGCATTTGCTCAGCCTGTGCCTCGCAAATCACGTACAACACTGCGACAAACAAAAAGGGGTCGGCGGCCATTTGCAAAAACGCTTGCCCGTCCTGAACCTTCCCAAAGTCTACGCCAAGGCTGTCGCGAATGCGGCGTGCCATGCCGATGGTCAGCAGCAGGCGCCAAGTGCGGCCTGCATTGTCGGTAAACTGCGGAGCGTCAGTCATGTTACGGCGCCGAGACGGTCACCTCTGTCAAATCGTAGTCGCTGTTCATGTGGCGAAATGCGCTGACTGCGAAAGTAGCGGGGCCAGAAGTGGGCGCGGTCATTGCGCGGCCCATGAGCACGCACTCCATTTTGTGGTAGACCGTCCCCGTGGTGTCAATTGGCCCGTCCGCCACTGCCAACGTGATCACGTCGCCGCTGGTCATTGCGTCGACGATCGCCGTCACAGAGGCGTCGCCTTTGTCGTACGCCAACGTAAAGTTGATCGCGGGATCGCTTTGGCCCCGCAAATGGCCCATCGCGATTCCTCGCACTGGGAAGCTGATGTCGTCCGGGTTTTCGTTGACGTCAATATCGCCAGCTGCATTGACTTCCGTCCATGTGGGCGTGCTCCAGCTTCCACTACTCATGTGGTACAGCTTGAGATCGATGCCTCGCTTGTAATCCTTGGCCATTTCGCGTTATCTCCTCGCCGTTAACGGCAGTTTGGCAATGCGGTCTGCAAATTTCTCATATGCTTTCTCGAACGCCGGCGCAACGAACGGAAACGCACGGTAGTTGGCTGGCTTCTGGTCAAGCATTGCTGGTCCGCCTTTGTCCAACAATTCTGGCACGGTTTTGGCTGCGATCGGGACTGTCTTGCTGCGGAAATTTGCAATCGAAGGTCCGGCGACGAGGCTCCCCTCTTTTTCGAACACCTGAAATCCCACCAGCCTGGCCAACGCGCCTGCGTGCCCGTTTTTGGTTCGATGGGTGTAGGGTGGTCGCACTTTGCCAGCATGGGTTTTTGCACGCTTCGGGGGGTTCTTGTTAAGCATGCGATACATTGTCTTGCGAGCGTAGCCGCCTGTCTGAAAGAGCACTCGCCGCCGCTTGTCGTCGATTGCGGCCATTAGTCGGTTCGTCTCCAAGACAACCGTAGCAAATCCATTGGCCTTGCCGCCCATGAGCGTGCGCTTCGTCGCCAATCGGCTCATTACGCCCATTATTCTATCGCCTCGTAGCTAGCCCGCATGCTGCCGACGTATTGCTTGCGGTTGCGCTCTGCTTCGCCATCCCACAGCGCAAGCACTTCCGTGCTGCGATGCCGAGCTCCTGCAACGCTGCTGCCACGCAACGCCTCGCGTAGTTCTGTTAGGAGGGTCATCATTTCTGAGCGTCCGCGAGATGCGGTTAGCGGGGCCTGCACAATGATCTGTACTTCGCACGTTACTTGCCATCCGCCGGCCCGGTCTATCTCCTCTTCCGTCAGCGCGTAAGGCCACACTTGCACTGTCAGCCCGTCGACTTCCCTCGCCGTGTTGGGGTTCTCTGCGTTGACTGCTGTAAACGCCTGCGACGGTGCGGCAATGGCATTAAGCAACGCCACTACGCCGTCTGCAATGTCTTCGCCAGTCATGTTTCCACCGCATAAACGCGGATCAGTAACTTAAATTGGTCTGAGTAGCGAAAGCATCGCTCGCCAGTGCGATTGGCCACTACGTATGTCGTGGTTGCGCCAGACTCAGTGACGTCGATTTCGTCGCCCAGTTCTGGCAAAACTGCAACTCCGCCTAGCACTAAGTCGGACGCCTTCAGAATGAACGACCATTCTCGCGCTGTGACGCTGCCTTCGTCATCTCCATAGTCTTGATCGTCGGAGCGACCTCGAACTGCGGACAACGCAACCGTAGCGGCGCCGCGGCGGTAAGTGACCGTTACCCCCGCAGCAGCCGCCAGGGTTGCGTGCAGATTCGACATCAGCTTGGAGCCGAAAAGCATTAAGGCTAGACCTCGATTGCCTCGGTGCTGGAAATCTGGTCCGTAACGACAATCGGCACGCCGAAGGCCTCTTCGGGGAATGGAGCAGGCGCACCGGTCGGGTTGTAGGTTGTGCGACTCTGCTGCAACTGCTTCAGGCTGCGACGATTCATGACCACCAGGTTAGGCATCTGATCCGTAGGATGCAGGCTCATCGCTTCAGAGATCAGGTCATCTGTCAGTCCCTTGCCATCCTGAGCCGTCAGGTTGCAAATCCGGCTGACGCTGTACGCACCGCCCAGCTGCACGCCGAGCCACGCACAAGCAGACGTCGCGTAGGCCGGGAACCACTCATCGGCCCCGTCGACCTTGTGCATGGTGTCGAACGATTCGCCGATTTCCAGCGGCGAACCGTCGCCCTTGTACACGCCAGCGGTTCCCACGTCCTCGCCCACTCGCACCAAATAGACGCTCGACGCAGTGTTGGCTGTGGTGCCGGTTGCGTTGACCACCATTGCGTCGGCCAACGCATCGAGCTTGGTGCTGGTCAGGAATCCGACAAAACCGGCGTTGTCAGATCCGTTAATGATCTGCGATTCCAGCTTTGCCAGGGCAGCCCGCAAGTGCCGGCGGGCCTCGCGTGCAATCAGCGCCTCAGGGCCTCCCTGGCGCCAAGTGTCGGCAGTTCCCTTGTCGACGACGAAACTCCAATCCAAGAGCTTCAGCGTGGCAGTTTCCACCGTGTCGCCCGACTTGCTCAAAGCCCGGCCTGCGTTTTCCGCGCGGA